CACACTGATTTGAGCTGTAAACGGGATGCTGCCGACCTGCCAGCGATGAAGGCGGCGCCCCGGGATGTTGGTTTGAACCGCGTCAAGCACTGAGTTTAAGCTGACTTGGATGTTGACCTCATCCCAGCCGCCGCTAGAGCAGGTGCCCCAGTAGGTGTAAAGGGTGCGCTGGACTGCTCCAGTGGAGGGTTCCCAGAGCACCGTGGTGACCTTGGCAACCCATAGGTTATCGAGGGCCTCGACAATCCACGCGCGGGTCATTTCAATGTTTGCAAATTGAATTGTGGCGTCAAGGTTGTCGCCTTGGAGCGTGGCTACCGCTCCACCAAAGCTGAACGGCAGAAACAAGTACCCGTTTACGTTCTGGTTGATCGCGTAATTCTGGAAGCGGTACTGTGCCGCTTGGCCGCTGGGGCCGATGTCGAGCAGATGGCCGTAGGCGTATTCCATTAGATGCCGACTCCTCTACGTGTGGCAGCGCTGTTTTTCAGGCTGCGCATGGCGCGGCGTTCGCCTTGGATAGCGCCCTGTTGGGCAGCTTGTGCCATGCCGGCCCTGAACTGGTCAGCCGTAACGTAGTCCACATTGTTGATGCGTTCCACGCTGTAGCGGACGTCGATAGGCCCCATTGCGGAGGTTGCTGTGCCGCCGCTTCCACCGCCGATGCCGTTGCCAAAAACAACAGCCTCGCCACGGGCGCCACGCGAGTAGCGGGACATGGCGGCGGACATCTTGGATCGTGGAATGACGTACTCGGGCTCGCCGCCTTCGCCGATCAGAGCGCGAGTGGGGCCAGTAACAAAGCCGCCTTCGGCAAAAGCCATGCCAGCTGGCATAGCCGATATGGGAACATTTGTGCCTTGCACAATGGAGCTACCGCCACCGCCTGTAAAAGCACGTAACACAGTCATAAATAGTTGCTGTGCCAGCATTTGCGTAGCCATATCAATGAAGGCTTTGCCGATGTTTTCAAACATGCGACTAAAAGCTTCGGCTACCGTGGTCGTGCCAGTGATTATTCCTGTAATTGAATCGCTAAAGGCTTGTGATACTTCGTTGACGATGAACCCATACTTTTCGTAAATTTGCTGTTGCCTTAAAAGTTGCTGCTCTAGTTGATCACGAAGTTGTAGTTCCGTTTCTAACTGGGCTAACTGGTCTTGTTGTACAGCAAGTTCGGCCTGTTTAGCGTTTAACTGAGTATCAGTAAGTACGCCCGGTGTGTTTCGTGCGCTTTCGATACTTTTTTCTAACGCTTTTATTTTTTCTTGCTGAGGAATAAGTTCGTCTAAACGCCGCATGTACTGATCTAGCATTTGCATATCTCGTTGTAATTGTTCGCCTCCAAAGGGGAACTCAAGCTGGGTTTGTAATCTATCAATTTCAGTTTGACCGGCTATACGGCGCTGGGCATTTTGACTCAGTAGTTGCTGCGCTTCTAATTCTTGTTCTAGCTTGGCGCGTTCCCGCTGTACGTTTAGGTTATCTTTCAAGTACTGATACTCTAACTTTAAGTTGTTTAGTCTATTATCAAACGTAGCATCAATCGTTTTTTGGTTAGTAGCATAATCTTCTGAGGCTTGCGCAGAAGCGTATTCGTTACGAATAATACCTTCTTGAATTCCTTGACGCCTTTCCAACAGAATTAAACTTTGCTCGTACCCAGCAATAGGTCCTTTATACAGGTCTACACCTTTTTCTAGGATTGCGTATTCATCGAGGACTGTTTCCGCCAGCTGATTTTGCAGCTGAAGCATAAGCTGGTAAGCTCTGATTCTGTCCTGACTAGCTTGTTCTGCAGCTCGCGCAGCCTGTTGATCAATGTTACGTACTTCAGCCGCGTACTTTAAGTTGGCCTGTTGTATCATTAACTGATTTTTTGTAGCGTCATATGCCTTACCTATCCAGTAATTTTGAATTTCGAGTAGTTTGTTTTTGTATTCTTGCTGAGCTACTTGTTTGGCTACGGCCACGTAGCTTTGGCCGTCCTTTTCTAAATACATTCCGGCCAAAGTTAGCTTTTGGCCTTCTAGTTGTACTTGGGCGGCAAGTTCTCTTGTTTGTGCTTGTGCTTGAAGTTCTGGAGTCTTGTCGATAGAAGAACTTACAGCTCCGGGCTGTAAATTAAAACGTTGCATGTATTGCTGCTGCAGACGTTGTAATGCTTGAGGATTAACAACACCATTGTTAGCTTCACGTAGTTGCATTGATTCTCTAAAGTACTGTTGATACGCTTGCGGGTTTGTTTGCCGCAAGGAAGTAAGGAAGTCAGTCTGCGCTGCCTGCTGTCTGTTGTATGCGGTGACACTTGCAAGGAAGGTATTGAGCCAAGTGAGCAAACTTGTAAGTGGTCCGGCTACAGCCGCCTGCATTTGCAGATTTAGTTCGGCTAATTTTTTATTGAATGAGTCACTTGCGGCTCCAGCGTTTTGCAAGTCTTTGACGCCTTGCGCACCTACTTTTTGTACTAGCTCGGCTTGGATAGCTGCAGCAGCTTCTGTTACGCGGCCGGCTTCGATTAGACGTTCGATGTACTGTTTTTGGCTGCGGCTGGCAATTAGGCCGGCGTCTGCAAGTTTTTGGAAGTTTGTGATCGGATCGCGCATTGCGCTTCCGGCTTCTGTCACAGAGGCGACGAATTGATCCACCAATGCGCCAACGGCACTGGTGGCCACAGACAGCATGGGATTGCCTGGGATAAGACCTCCCAATGCGCCACCGGCTACAGTTCCAACGCCGCCGCCAAATAGCATTGGGAAGGCGCCACCAATGATGACGTTTTCGGTCATCTCGCGGCGACGTGCCTGGGCAGCTCTACCTTGCTCTACGCGCCGTTGTCTATCAGCACGCAGTGAAGCTGGGTCTAGCGTTCCAGATGCGACGCGCTGTTGTGCACGGTATTGCTCCATAAGGAGCTTATTCTGATCACGCAGTATCTGGATGCTGCGTTCATCGACAGACTGTTGCTGACGCTTAGCAGCCGTTATTTGTTGTTCAGTTTTTAAGGTTTGAGCTTGTAATCCGATAACAGTTCGTTCGGATCTAGCCAGAGCATCGGAGGCGGCAGCTCGAATTCGAGCTTGCTCGTTAAGCATCGAACGGTATTGGTCGGAGGCCGTTTCTGTGCGGCCGCCAGGGAACAACTCGCCACGGGCTGGTACTTGTGCAAGTGAGTATTGGCCACCGGCCATTGCACGTTCACGCGCCATGAGTTCGGCGCTGCGTTCGCGGGCTACCTCAGCGCTGTTACGGTTCTCTTGGAACTCTTGAACTCTCGTGCGTACTTGGGATTGTGTGCCAAACACACCGGCTTTGCTGGAGCGTGCAATGCGCTCCAGGTTTGATGCCCATAGTTTTGTTTGTGCTGCTACCTGTGCGGCAAGACGTTCGTATTCGGCCAGTTCTGCGTTTATCTGGGTTTGTAATTTTAGGTCTTTCTGTTGTTGAATTTCACGCGATTTGAGGAGGGCTACACGTCTATTAAGCTCAGCATCGCGTACATCTTGTGGTTGTAGACCTTGCGCTTGGCGGATTAAGTCATTTATGGCTTTCTGTTCTTTGCGTTGTTCTTTTTGTACGGCTACGAGTTGCTCTGCTGCTACTACAGCGTCTTCAGTTGATGAGTGGAATTCACCGCTTTGTTTTACGGCGTCTTTGAGTTGGTTGTTAAGTTGGTTTAGTGTGCTGCCTGAAATTAGATCTTGAAATGTTGAGGCAGTGGCATTTAGTTCGGTGTTTAGCTGCCCAATGTTGTCGATTACTTGTGCAATTTTTTGTGTAGTTTGTGCACCTACAGCTTTGTCTACGGCAGTAGCAAGTCCTGTAGCCGCGCTTGACGCTTTGAGTATTTGTGGTGCAAATGCCATTGCGGCAACTGCCGCAATTCCAAATGCGTTGGGTACTTGCCCAATGTGATTGAGAATATCTGTAATTACAGCTGGTACACCGCCGAGAGCGCTGTTTACAGTTGCTCCAGCGCTGGCTGCTGCGGCACCAAGGATGCCGAATTTGGTGCCAAGGCCGCCTAAAGCTGTTGTGGCTTTGCCTGCTGCAAGGGTTAGTGCGCCTAGCGCTCCACGCTGACCAATACCTTGGACTGCAGTTCCAATGTCACGTACACTTTTTTGGAAATTGCGTGCATCTAACTTAAAAGCCGCTTCCCCTAGTTGGGTTATGCGCTTTTGAAGTTTGGATAGCTCAGATTCAGCCTGTTTGGTGTCGGCACTTACTCTGATTTTGGCGTCGTAATCGGCCACCGCACCATTGCCTTAGCGTAAAAACAGTCTACGCAACAAAAAAGCCGCCGGGTTAGCGGCGGCGTTTGGCCTTGTCCATCTCCTTTTGCTGGTCCTCGTTCAGGATTTGGAAGTAGGCGCTCCAGCCGAGTAATTCTTCGGCGGTCATTGCGGTCCGAACTTCGGTAAGGGTTAGGCCCAGTTCCTTGGCAACGCCGAATTGGAGCATGAGCCAGCTGTCCTTGCGGAGTTCGGCGCTCAGGATTTTGGGTCGATGGGCTCGGCGTCGTCGGTCAGGATCGCCAGCATCAGAGCTTGCAGGTCTTTGTCCTTGACTTCGTTTTTCAGTACGTCTACTTCGCCGACGCTGAAGAGCTTGGCGCCGGATTCGTCGAGGGCCTTGGCGATCAGCAGTTGAAGTGCGAAGGCGTTGGCGTCGTCGGACTTGGCTTGTTTCTGGGCGCGTTCGCGCTCAGCCATCGTCAGCGGTGCCACCCACATTTCAAATGTGCTGCCATCGGACAGGTCTACTACTTTTTTGACTGGCTCCAGGTTGGCGGCCTTGCGGAGACGGTCGATTGCGCGTACAGGAACGGGCATACCAGTGCTTGGGGTATGGGATTAGTGTAGCGGAGTAGAAATGAAAAACCCCGGCTGGGAGGCCGGGGGTTGCTGAACTGGCTGCGACAGCAGACTATCAGGCTGCGGTGCTGAAGTCGAAGGTCGGAGTGCCAGCAGGGCGGAAGTTGACGGTCACCGATTGGGCGTCGTCGGGGTTGATGTTCAGGCTGGCCGAAGTCAGCACTGCATCGAAGGCGATCGAGCGGCTCAGGCTTTCGCTCAGGGTGCCGCCACTGAATACGCGGTCGGTGTAGAGCTTGAAGGCGGCGCCAGTCTGCTGGCGTTGGAGCACGTCCTCGATCATGCGGTTGGACAGGGCGGCGTCCTCGTTGGTCATGTAGACCGTTGCGGTGCCGGTGCCATCGCCGAAGCCGCTGATGTAGCTGCGGAAGGGCACGTACTGACCAGGGGTTTGGCCGATGGTGGTGACGTCGATTTCAGCGCGGCTGATCTCGAAGCTCCAGTCGCGGACTTGGCCGACAACGGCGAAGTCGGCGTAGTACACCTCGAATTCGTTGGGGGCAACGGCAGTGCCGTCGTCGGTGATGGCGAGGATGGTACCGCCAGCAGAGGTCGACACGGTAAGTGCACCAGTCGCAGCGGTGTAGCTCAGGACGTAGTAAGTGGTAGCGTCCGAAATGGGTGCGGGCAGAGTGCCAGTACCGGTGCCGCCGGTTTGGCTGTTCACCACGCGGAATTTCACCGGGTCGCCTGCCTTGAAGTTCAGGTAGGGGGCAACGGTGATTACATCGGTGGTGGCGTTGACGCCGGATTCACCGAAGGTGCCGTTGGTGCCGGCGGGTTTGTAGTAGAGGGCGCCGGACGTGCCGGACAGAACGGTGGTGGCCATAGGGCGTACCAAGTGGACGTTGTTGGGCGGGCACTGCCCGGCTTAATACAGGTTAGCGCCTGTTGTTAAGCATCACCTAGGACAAAACAGTTGCAACGTAGGAGGTGTCAATCCGACCCATGAAGTGGGGCGCATCTTCTGTTGCTGAGAACGTAGGGCCGTTGATTTCGCCTACGCGAAAAAATACGCCGCTGCTTGTTTTAGCAGTGTTGTTGAGTGTCTCCAATGCATTAACTGCCGTGGTGATCAGGGTTTGGTTGCGGGCTGGGCCTTTGCCTTTTTCCGTGAAAATACGGATAACAATCGCGCCACGGGCGTTGTCAACGCTGCTGGTAAGCGTGGGTTCGTTGGTAATACCGAAAGTAACATTGACGCGGACGTATTCGGTCGTGGTGTTAGGTGGGACGGCTGTGATGTTGTCGAAGTAGACGGGTACTGCGGGTACCAGTGCACCAAACGCGGAAAGAAGCGGATTTTCGACCGCTGCGCGGATTGCTTGATAGTTCATCGGCCAAATCCTGTGCCTGGGGTATTTCCACCGCGTGGACCTTGGCGGAAACCGATGCGAACACCGTTGCCGAGATCACGTTGCATTGCGCCACCACTTGTGTACGTAACGTACCAGTCCAGAGGGGCCGTACTGACCGCAAAACCTTGACCGCTTGTAACTTGACCGCGCCTAGGTCCCGTGCGTCTACCTACAGCGACTGGTGTTTTTAGGGGCTCAAGGATGTTGCCGGCATCGTCGTATTGGGTTTGGAAGCGTCCTTCTTTTAGATCTAGGGCTTCAGGCGCGTAGTCGGCGCCGTTCACTATTTCGTAGTAAGTGCCAGAGCGAAATTTTGTTCTAGGTACATTTCGTAGGTCGTATTTGTAGATGCTGTTACCGGCAGAGCGGGGGCCGCCGGGAGACTGCCCTGGTTCGACTGCGTACCAAGCGGAGGAGAATTGACCGGAATATGCGGGACCTTGTTCTGCCAAGCTATTCATTATCTCTACTGCAGCTGTACGGGCTGAGTTGGTTACAAGTTCCTTCATGTCGTTGATTAAATTTTTGAAGTCCTTGGCCATTATTGGGGCCTCACGATTAAGGAGTGGTAGACGGGGTTGTCGCCGCGATAGGTGGTTATGGCGATGATTTTGGCTTCGCGGGTTGCTCCAGCCTGTTGGTACTGGATGCGGTCGGCTTCAGTGGGGTAGTAGGTGCCGAGTTCGCTGGAGCCAATGATGACTTTCAGGTCGGTTGTTTGGTACAGACCTTCAGACTCACGAGGGCTGACCCGGGTAATTACGGCTTTGACTGTGACGGTGGTGTCCGAGCCTGTGACCGCTCCAGTCGTTGGGTTGTAGGTGCGTGGGGTGGCGGTTTTGATGTACGTGATGTCTTGGCCCCAGTCGGCGAGGAGTGAGGTCGGGATGGGGGCGAAGGTGGTGTCGATTAGGCCCATGTCAACCTCGGCGGAGGCGGACGGCGTAGTTGGTGGCGCCGCCCATGCAATAGGCGCCGAGGTAGGTCTGGAGCCAGGGGTATAGGTCAAAGACGTTGTTCACCATGCCTGGTGTCATGGAACTGGCTTTGTACTTGACCTTCAGTTCGCCGAGTTCCACTTGGTCGTAGAGGCCGGTCGTGCCGGTGCTGCCAGTGATGGCGTCGGTGTCGTTGGCGAGGGCGCGTGCCAGTTCGTAGGTGGCAACTTTGATTTCGGTTGGGATGACAGTGCAGACCAGTTCGATGCCGTCAACCTCGAAGTCTTCGCGGGGCCACTTCAGGGCTTGGGTTGTCGTGCAGCGGTCGCCGTAGAAGCTGAGGGCGTCGATCCAGCGGGTGGCGCTGATCAGGGCGCGGTTTTTTTGGTCGTCGGTTTTGCTGATCCAGGTCGCGGAGTCCGGGACGGTTTCGAAATAGGTGTTGGCAGCGGCCAACGTCACGTAGCTGTTGGCTGACGCGCCGGCAACAGTGGCATCAATGACGGCAGCCACAATCAATACATCCTTTGTTTGAGTCTAGCGCCAGTGCGTGATTTCCTTTGTTTGGCGGTTTCGCGCAAAATCATTGAGTGGTAAACCTTGGCGCCGAACATTTCCAGCTCGGCTTGGGCTTCTAGGTGTTGGCCGTATTGGACGTCAATAAAGCTGCGACAGTTATCCTGTAGTACGAAGAGACGCACTGTACTCATGCCTGCTCGCAAAGCTGCTGACAGCCTAGAAGTAAAGGAGGAATCCGCACCATCTGCGTTGCCTGGTGACACCGTGCGCTCACTGGAGCCTGTTGCTGAGGCAATCCGCGAAATGTTTGCTGCGGGTAAAGATGCAGAGACGATCCAGCAGGAGTTGGCGGTTAGTCCGCATGTGTTTCGTGAGTTGCTGAGTCATTCGTACAAGATGGTGGGGCGG